GGGCAAACCGCGCGCATCGGCTGGGTCAAGCGCGAGTGGGAGGAACACCCTTCGCGGGGGCTGACGCCGCAGAGCCTGCACCGCATATTGCAAGACGCCGAGCAAGGCAATTTAACGGCGCAGGCTGATCTGTTCACCGATATGGAGGAGAAGGACGGCCACATCTATGCGGAAATGTCCAAGAGAAAACGCGCGATTCTGACGCTCGACTGGGAGATTGTGGAACCGGCCAATGCAGACGCGCGCGAAAAACGCGAGACCGCCATGCTGCGCGAATGGTTCGAGGCGATGGCCGACTTCGAGGACGTGTTGCTCGATTGCATGGACGCGCTGGGCCACGGCTTTGCTGCGCTCGAAATCGGCTGGGGCAGAACCTGCCACGTGTGGCTGCCAGAAGCGATCACGCACCGGCCGCAGCGCTGGTTCCAGACTTTAATCCACGACGGCAATGCGTTGCGGCTACGCGACGGCACCGCAGATGGTCAAGAATTGTGGCCGTTTGGCTGGGTGGTGCACAAGCACCGCGCGCGGTCCGGGTTTTTAACGCGCTCGGGGCTACACCGCACGCTTGCCTGGCCGTATCTCTTCAAAAACTACAGCGTGCGGGATTTGGCCGAATTTCTGGAAATCTATGGTCTACCCTTGCGCCTGGGCAAGTACCCGGCGGGGACAACCGAGCAGGAAAAAGCCACCTTGTTGCGGGCAGTTGCCGAAATCGGCCACAACGCGGCCGGCATCGTGCCCGAGGGCATGCTGATCGAGTTTCAAAGTGCTGCGCAAGGCACGCACGACCCGTTTAATGCCATGCTCGACTGGTGCGAGCGCACGCAATCGAAGGTGATCCTGGGCGGCACCTTAACCAGCCAGGCCGACGGTAAGACGAGCACCAACGCGCTGGGCGACGTGCACAACGAGGTGCGCCACGACCTGCTCGTGTCCGATGCCCGGCAAGTGGCGGCCACGTTAACTCGCGACCTGATCTGGCCGCTACGTGCGTTAAACGTACCGGGTGCCGATCCCCGGCGCTCGCCCGCCTTTGTGTTTGATGTCAGGCGCGTCGAAGACCTGGGGACATTTGCCCAGGCGCTGCCGTCCTTGGTGAATGCGGGGCTAAAAATCCCGGTGTCCTGGGCGCACGAAAAGTTGAACATCCCTGCGCCCGAGGAGGGTGAGCCGATATTGCAGGCCGCGCCCGCGCCGGGCTTTGGGGCAGGTATGGGCGGCTTTGGCATGATGCGAGGGCACGCGCCGCAGGCGTATCCCGTGGCCGCGCTCGCCGCGCGCGGCGATGTGGCGAGTGCACAAGCCGAATTATTGGCCGATGAGGTAGCCCCCGTCATGGACGAGTGGATTGACAAAATCCGCGCCCTGGTGGAGCGCGTGAACTCGCTTGAAGAGCTGCGCGCAGGCTTGCTCGAACTTGCCCCCGGGATGAGTCTGGATCAATTTACCGAGGCCATGGCCGACGCCTTGACCGCGGCCTCGATGGCCGGGCGCGTGGACATTATCGAGAAGGCGGCAGGCCGTGGCTGAGCCGAGAAAACTGCGCTCGGCCTACGGGCGCTTGCCGTTCAAAGAGCAGATTGCGTTCTTTCGGAACAAAGCGCCGCTACCGACCGAATCGTGGACGCAACTGTATGCGGCCGGTCACGACCATGGTTTTGTTGTCGCAGGGGCGAACCGCGAGAACCTGGTCATGGATTTTATGCGTGCCGTAGACGAAGTGATTGCCGACGGTAAATCGCTCGAACACTTCAGGAAGAACTTCGACCAAATCGTCAAAAGCCACGGCTGGGATTATCACGGCGAGCGCAACTGGCGCAGCAAGGTCATTTACCAGACCAATTTGATGTCGAGCTTTGCTGCGGGAAGGCGCGGCCAATTGCTCGACATGCGCGAGACGCACCCGTACTGGATGTACGTGCATTCCGATGCCGTCAAACACCCCAGAGCCGAACACCAGGCGTGGGACGGCATGGTGCTGCGCTGGGACGATCCGTTCTGGCAGACGCACTTCCCGCCCAACGGCTGGGGGTGCCAGTGCGAGGTACGCGCGTTAACCGAGCGCCAGGCGCGGGCGATGGGCAAAAGTGGCCCCGACACCGCGCCGCCCATTGCCATGAGGGAAGTGACGGTAGGAACCACGGGACCTTCACCGCGCACGGTGCAAGTGCCGGTAGGGATCGACCCGGGGTTTGAGTACGCGCCGGGGGCTATGCGCAAGCCAGGCAGCAATGGGTATTTGCAAAGGCAGGCGTGGGAGGCGATGGAGTTCGAGCCGGATTTAGAAAAATCGAAATGGGAGGGTCTTGTCGAGACCACAGCTGCGGATGCGGGACACCGCGAACAATTGCCGCAGGTGAAATGGTCTATGCCTCTAGCACCATATCCTGAACCAGGGGAATCGATGGTGCAACGTGTCAGGGACGCCATTGGCGCGGACACCAAGACGTTTAATGTGCACGGAATGCCAGTCACAATTGACGCGCAAGCGCTGGGAGGACATCTTACCAAAGACCCCAAGCGCGCGCGGTATTTGCCCATGCTACCCGATTTGCTGCAAAACCCGCAGGAAGTGTGGATCAATCTGTTTCGCAACAAAAAAACGGGGCACTACGAGTTACGTACGCGCATCATCAAGGTGTACACCATAGAAGGTGATAAAAGCGGACGGGGCTTGCTTGCTGTAGCACAGGCAGGCAAGGGTTTTTTTAAAAGTTGGACGTTTACCCCAACGCGGAATCTGGACTACATCAACCGCCAAAGGAAGGGGAAGGTTTGGTATGTCGCGCCAGAGTTGGTGGGCAAGTGAGGAACTCAACTGCCGGATTCAGTTGGTCGATGCGGGTGGACTATAGGGAATCCGGCCCAGTCGCCGCGCACCAGACTGCATTATAGGCCACACCCATGACAAATCAATATCTCGTCGAAGTCGATCACAAGGCGTTTAACGCGGCGCTTTCTCGCCTGGCGCAGGCCACAGAAAATGCCGAGCCGATCTTGCGCGGCATTGGCGAGTACTTACGCAACAGCACGGCAGACCGCTTCAAATCCCAGACCGACCCGGATGGAAACCCGTGGACACCGCTATCGCCGGACTACCAGGCGGACAAAGACAACAACCCCGACAAAATCCTCACGCTTAACGGGTATCTACGCAAGATCGTGTTCCAGGTCGAAGGCGACGCCGTGCTGGTGGGGAGCAATATGGAGTACGCGGCGATTCACCAGTTTGGCGGCACGATCAGACCGAAGACGGCCCGAGCGCTGAAGTTTGGTGATCGGATGGTAGCGAGCGTGACGATACCGGCGCGCCCTTACTTGGGGATTTCGGATGCCGATGCGGCCGAGGTCGAAGCGCTGGTGTCGGACTATCTGCAAGGTGCACTGGAAGGTTAGCCATGCGCGCATCAAAAATTAGCGCCTCTGACGCGTTAAAACCCTGCGGACTAGTTCGGGTACCTGTTTTTAAAAACACCCCCGTTAAACATGCGTTAAATTGGCTTTAAATGGCATTGGCGGATTGAGGCAAGCCTTGCAACTGCACATGACATTAAAAACCCGGGCAAATCACCGTATGAAGGATGGGGTCAAGCATGACAAACAAATCTTCACCGAACCGTTCCAAACCACAAGAATCGACAGCAGTACTGACCAGGAAGACGCCCAAAGAGAACACCAGTGGTGGCACGAAGGTCAAACCCGTTCAACCCGCGCGCGCAGCGGTGCCGCCCGCGCCAACGAAGAGAGGCAAACCATGACAAGCTACAACGACTCGGACGACGTGCTCGGGACACAAATCTGGCAAGAGCGCCACGACCTGCACTACCGCGTGCAATTGAGCGTGCTGTATCACAGGAAGCGCGAGCGTTTTTTTGATGTTTGCGACAAGGTAGTGAAGGCGATTGCCGTGATTGCCGCGTCGTCTGCCATTACCCCGCTTGTGGCCGGTGGATACCTGAATGCCGTGCAGTTGCTGATTGTTATCACGAGCACCTTTGCCCTGGTGTTTGATTGGTCCGGCCGGGCCAGGCGACATTCGGACTTTGCCGTGCGCTACGCGCAGATGGAGCGCGACATGGTCGCCAAAGGCGTTTCCGAGTTTTCGACCGAAGACCTGAAGCGCTGGGGGGCAGAGCTGGTCGAAGTGCAGTCTGGCGAGCCTGCGGCCTTGCACGGCTTGGTTCAGGTTTGCCAAGACGAGCTCGATATGGCCGCAGGTGTGCGGGTGGAGCCATCGCGCTTGACCGTGATGCGTAAAATGCTGGCACATTTGGGGCTGGGAAGTATGGACGTACAGCCACAAGTCCATGCGGCACCGGCGCAGCCCTGATGCCATAGTAACGGGCAAAAACCCTAAAAACCGCCCATAAAGTTACTGAAGCGTTTCATCTGGTTTAGCCCTGCGCGCCCCGGCACACTGGCGGCATGGCTAAACACACGCAATTCCCGCGCACGAAACCCAGCAGCCGTCTTGCGGTGCTGACGGTGGCGCTTGCCGATGCGGGCAGCACTGCGGGCACGACGGCGGGCGAAATCCAGCTTTTGCCGGCGGGCACGTTTCGCGCCGCCGACGGCAGTGGCCGCCCCGAGGACGTGGCCGCCTGGCGCATGGACGCGCAGATTGCGCAGGACTTGATCGACAAGTTCGAGCGCAAGGGGCGCGAGATTGTCATTGACTACGAACACCAGACGCTGGCAGCCGCCAAAAACGGACAGCCTGCGCCGGCGGCGGGCTGGGTGCGGGAATTGGCTTGGCGCGAAGGTAAGGGTTTGTATGCGCGCGTGGATTGGACGCGGCGTGCGCGCGAATTTATCGCCAGCGGTGAGTACCGCTTTATTTCGCCGGTATTTGCCTACGACAAGACGGGCAAGCCGCTCGATGTGCTGCACGTGGCCTTGACCAATGACCCGGCGTTGGCGGGCATGGACGAGGTGCGATTGATGGCGGCCAGTCGCTTGGCTGCTTTGACGGGTTTTCAACGAGGAGAGGATATTTCCATGGATGCGTTACTGAAGGCATTGTTTGAATTGCTGGGCTTGGGCGAGGACGCCACCGAGGAGGAGGCGCTGGCAAAACTATCCGAGTTTGCCGAGGCGGCCAAGGTGGCTGCCGCGAGCGCCGAGGAGGCGGAAAAGAAGGTCGAAGAACTCACCGCCGAGGAAGAAAAAAAGGACGAAGAGATTGCCGAGTTGAAGTCCAAGGTGAAGCTTGACCCGCGCCGCTGGGTGCCTGCGCAAGCCGTGGCCGAACTGCAAAAGCAGGTGAACGACTTGCGCGCCACGCACACCGAGCGCGCCGTGGACGAGGTGGTGACAGCCGCCTTGAGCGCCAAGAAGTTGACGCCTGCGCTTGAGCCCTGGGCGCGGGATTTGGGCAAGAGAGATATTGCCGCCCTTAAAAACTATGTCGATCAAGCCGCACCGATTGCGGCCTTGAGCGGCCAGCAGTCGGCGGGCATCCAGGTGGGTAAGCAAACCGTGCACGTGCCCGAATCCGAGCTCGCGGTTTGTCGCGCGCTCGGGATTGCCCCCGAGGCGTGGGCCCGCCACAGCAACGTTTAACGCGAAGGAGCACATCATGGCTTTGACACAGGACCGGGCGACGCTACGCCGCGACGGTAGAACCATTACGCCGCTCGTGGCCGCCGACACGCGCATTTTTGCGGGTTCCATCGTGGGGCTGACCAATACCGGGCACGCGGTGCCTGCGGGCACGACTGGCGCGGTGGTCATCGTGGGCGTGGCGCAGGAACAAGCCGACAACCGCAACGATCACGAGGGTGCGCGCTTTGTGAACGTGGCGCGCGGCACCTTTGCCTTCAAGCAGACGGGAACCCCGATCACGCGCGCGCACCTTGGCCGCGCCGTGACGGCGGCAGACGACGAGACCGTAAGCCTCATTGCCGCAGGAGCTGCTGACTTGGTCGCGGGCTTTGTGCGCGATGTGGACGCCGACGGCGTCTGGGTCGAGTTTTAAGAAGACGACAGGAGCAACACAATGATCATCAATCAACAAAACCTCGCCGCCCTCTTCAAGGGTTTTAACTTGACCTTTCAGCAGGCGTACGAGGGAGCCGAATCGACGTGGGAGCAGGTAGCCACGCCAATTCCGTCCACGACCGCCGAGAACATCTACCCGTGGCTCGGGCAATCGACGCAATTCCGCGAATGGGTAGGCGAGCGCGTCTTCCAAAGCCTGAAACTACACGACTACCGCATCCGTAATAAAACCTTCGAGAACACCGTAGCCGTGCCGCGCGAGACCATCGAGGACGACCAGTACGGCGTATTTACCCCGATGGTGGCGCAACTGGGGCAGGACGCCAAAGAACACCCCGACTTGCTGATTTTTGAGCTTCTCAAAAACGGCTTTACGACGCCCTGCTACGACGGCCAGTACTTTTTTGATACCGATCACCCGGTGGGGGCTGCGGGCTCGCAAGTGTCGGTCTCCAATTTCCAGGGCGGCAGTGGCCGGCCGTGGTTCTTGCTCGATACGAATCGGGTCATCAAACCGTTAATCCTGCAAAAGCGCCGCGACTATGCCTTTGTGTCTAAGCAAGACCCGGCCGACGAAAACGTCTTCAACCGCAACGAGTTTATCTACGGCGCGGACGGGCGCTGCAATGTGGGCTATAGCCTTTGGCAATTGGCCTATGCGAGCAAAGAAGACCTGGACGCCAATAGCTTTAATGACGCCTACGCAGCCATGCAGTCATTCAAGGGCGATCACGGCCGCCCCTTGGGCATCCGCCCCAAACTCTTGATTGTGGGTCCGCAAGACCGCGCAGCCGCGCTCGAAGTGGTCAAGGCCGAGCGCAATGCGGCGGGGGCAACCAACATCAACCGCGACGTGGTGGATGTCATTTCTACCGCGTGGCTCGCGTAAGGAGGCGGACATGGCAAGGACCAAAGTATTGCGCGTGGCCGCCAAGCGCGAGGGGTTCCGCAGGGCCGGGTTCGTGTTTGGTACGGTGGCGCGCGACATTCCGGTGGGTAGCTTGAGCGCGGCCGCGCGCTTGGCGATTGAATCCGACCCGACCTTGGTCGTGGCGGTGGTCGAGACCGAAGCCCAGACCGAAGTGGCCGAAGCCGCAGCACCCGAGGCCAAAGCGGCCGCGCTGGCAGAATCGGTCGAAGCGCCTGCGGTTTCTACCCCGGCGCGTAAGCGCAAGTAAGGCACTGTCATGCCCTACGCGACCGCATCCGACATGCTGCGCCAGTTTGGCAAAGCCGAAGTGCTGGCGTTAACTGACCCCGAGCACACGGGCGAGGTTGACCAGGGCATTTTGGCGGGCGCGCTGGTCGATGCGAGTGCGGAGATCGACAGCTATCTGGCCGGGCGCTATCCAAACCTGCCCTTGAATCCGGTGCCGCGCCAACTTGTGCGCCTGTGCTGCAACATGGCGCGCTATCACTTGACGGGCACCGACCGCTTGCCAAGCGTGCCGATCAAAGACCGCTACGACGCGGCGATCCGCTATCTGGAATTTGTCGCGGCAGGCAAGGTCACGATTGGCCCGCCCGAGGGCGGTCAACCCACACCGACCCCGGTGGGCTCGGTGCAGTTTCTGGGCGGCGGCAAGGTGTTTGCGCGTGGTACGAACGGCGGGGTTGATTGAGATGGTGCACACCGTACCGGTCGAAGCGATTGAGGCGGCCATGGTCGAGCGCTTGCGCTTGGGGCTGGGGCGCATGGTGCGGCAAGTGGCGAGCTACGCGGGCGAGTTTGACGAGGGGCTATCCCAGGTCATCCGCCAATTTCCGGCCGCGTGGGTGACGTTTGCCGGTGTCATGAGTACACGATCCCAAAGCACCTCGCGCGTGCGCTACACCGCGCGCGGGCGCTTTGTCGTGATGGTGGGCGCTCGCAGTGTGCAAAGTGCGGCCGCCCGGCGCGACGCACGCCTGCCTGGGACCTATTTATTGCAGCACGCGGTGCGGCGTTTACTCGCCAATCAAGACTTGGGGCTCGATGGGGTAGACGCCTTGCAGCCGGGCGCGGTTCGCACGCTCTTTAACGGGGCAATCCAAAGCCAGGGATTTTCGGTATTTGCGTGCGAGTTTGATACGGCCTGGCGCGAGGAGCCTTTGCCTGCGGGGCGCTTTGCCGCGCCTGGCGTAGACCCGGCGAAAGCAAGCCCGGACAACCCCAGCGGGGTGGATCCGCAAGACCCGGACGCGGTGTTTGCCGAGTTTGAAGCCAAGCTCGACGCGCCGTATCCCGATTTAACGGGCGTGCGGCTCGATTACCGCGCGCCGCCCAAAGAGAACACCGATGCGCCCGACGCATCGGATTTGGTGAAGTTGCAACCATGAGGGAATCCGTCATGCAAACGATTACCGTCAAGGCGCGCGAGGGTGTGCGCGTACCGAAAGAGGACAGCCACCGCGCGTATATCACGCACACCCCGGTCGCGGTGCCTTTATCTGCCTATTACCTGCGGCGCTTGGCCGAAGGCGATCTGGTCAGAGTTGAACCGAAGCCGAAGGGAGAAAAGTGATGGCAAGCCCAAATATTGCGTTTGACACGATTGGTTCGAGCATCAGGAAGCCCGGCAAGTATTTCGAGTTCAATACGAAGCTTGCCAATCGCAGTCTGCCCACGAACTTGCAGCGCGTGCTGCTGGTGGGGCAGAGGCTGGCGTCTGGGACGGTAGCGGCGTTAACGCCGGTTTCGGTGTTTAGCGACGAGGAGGCGGCGGGCTACTTTGGGCGCGGCTCGATTGCGCACCGCATGGTGGCTTGCGCCATCCGTGCGAACCGCTACGCGCAGATTACGGTGGTGGCCGTCGATGATGCGCCAGCCGGGCTTGCCGCGAGCGCCACGGTCGTCATCAACGGCACGGCCAGCGCACCCGGAGCCCTGGTGCTGGAAATTGGCACCGCGCGCGTCGATGTGGCGATCACGAGCGCCACGACGGCAAATCAGATTGCCCAGGCCTTGAAAACTGCCGTGGACGAGCGCGCCGATCTTCCCGTCAGTGCTGCGGTTTCTGGCAATGAGGTGACGCTCACCGCGCGGCACAAGGGGGCTGCGGGCAATGCCATCCAACTGCGTGCACAACTCGCGCAAGCCGCGGGCGTGTCGGTGACGGCAAGCGCGGCGCTTGCTGGCGGCTTGAACGACCCGGATTTAACGCCCGCCTTTGCTGCGGTGTTTGGCGCGAGCTACGAAATTTACGCACTGCCGTTTGACACCGAGGCGGCGCTCCTTGCCTTGCGCGATCACGTAGAAGCCTTGGGGCATCCCTTAGAGCAACGCGACGCGATTGGGGTGGGCGGTTTTGCCGGGTCGCTTGCTTCTGCGACAACCTTGGCGACTGCGGTCAATTCGGGGTTAATTTCTCTTGCCTGGCATAACCAGTCGAAGGCTTTACCGTGCGAGATTGCGGCGGGCTATGCGGCGGTGATTGCGAGCGAAGAGGACCCGGCGCGGCCGCTCAACACCTTGGAAGTTGCGGGGCTGGATGTGACGCCCGTGGCTTATCGTCCCGGGCGCGTGGAGCAGGAAGTGGCCTTGCACAATGGGGTAACGCCCTTGGAGGTGGGTCCAGGCAATCGCATCCAGATTGTGCGCGCGATCACGACCTACCTGGTCGATCCCCAAGGGGTCAATGACGTGTCGCTTTTGGACTTGACCACGATGCGGACATTGCACTATTTCCGTCGCGCCTGCCGCGAGCGAATTGCCTTGCGTTTCCCGCGTGAAAAGTTGTCGGAAAAAACCCCGGCCAAAGTGCGTAGCGAACTGCTCGATGTTTCCTACAAGTGCGAGGAATTGGAGATTTTGGAGCGCATCGACGAGTTCAAGGATCGGCTGATTTTGGAGAGGGACAGCCAGTCTGTCGGGCAATTGAACGCGGCGATTCCGGCTCCGGTGGTGCCGGGTCTGCACGTGTTTGCCGGTCGTATTGATCTGTATTTGTAAGGAGAGCCGCCATGGCACTGAAGGAATACGCGGGCGCGATGGTGCTCGAAATCGATGGGGCCGAGATCGAGGTGGTGAGCCTGTCGGTGACGACCCGCACGGGCAAAAAGCCGGTCAAGGTGATGAACCGCAGCCGCGTCATTGGCGGCTTTGCGCGCGGCATCCAGGAGTACGAGCTGCGGGCTACGGTAGCGATTCCGCTCGATTCGGATTACGCCTGGGAGGGCATCGAGGGCGCGAAGTTGACGTTGTTTCCGGCTAGCAGCGGGGGCAAGCGGATCAGCTACCTGGATTGCGTGGCCACCGAAATCGGCGAGGAGTACAGCGTCGAGAACGAGGCGCGCCGTGACGTGTCCTTGTTTGCCGTGCGGAGGGTGGAAGAATGAGCGCCGATACCGTTAAAAACGCCAGCGTAGGCGCGCCTGCACGCGATGCGGCGGGGTTTGAATTGGCCACGGGCACCTTCCATCTTGGCATCGAGTACGAGGGCAAGCGGCACTACGACTTTACGCTACGCATGCCCACGGTGGCAGACAATATCGCAGCACTCGAAGCCTACCCCGAGGGGTCTGCCTACAAGCTGGAAATTGTCATGTACGCACTGTGCATGGAGAAAATCGGCGAGATTCCGAAGGATGCGATCAGCTACGACTTTCTGGCGGCCAGACTCACGCACGCCGATTACGACGTGATTGTGGACGCCTTGGGGGAAGTTAAAAAAAAGTTGCTGCGCGCCAAAAGCGCCTAGCGCCTTTTCGTCAGGTGCTGATGCTCTTGGGCAAGTACGGGGTGAGCCAGGCGCGGGCGCGGGCGATGACCGAGCCCGAACTGATGGGGTGGCTAGAGGCGCTCAAAGCGTTAAACGCGGCGGTGTCGAGGCACCCCGCGCGTGCTGCGCGCAGCGACACCCGCACAAGTCAAATCCAGAGCCTGCGGCGCAAACCCGTTAACCCCAAAAGGTAATCGACCATGGCCGATCTGAACGTAGCGCTTCGCGTTGTTGCCCGCGACCTGGGTTCGCGCGATGTCAAGCGCGCGATCAGCGCCGTGGACCGCGCTGCCCTTGCCTCGGCCAAAACCCAGCAGCGCGCGCTCGGGACGGTGGCCAAAACCCACAAGCAACACAACGCGGCCACACTGCGCGATACCCAGCGCCTGGGCCAGGCGCGCGAGCAATTGGGGATCCGCTCGGAAAGATCGATTCAGCGCGAAATCGTACGCACCGCAGCGGCCTATAAGCGTCTGGAACAATCGGGGCGCGTATCGGGGCAGGAATTGGCGCGTGCGGCCGACGCTGCCAGCAGCAAGATTCGCCGCCTGCAAGGCGAAATGCAGCGCTTGAACCAATCGGCGGGCGCGGGTCTTGGCGGCGTGGGTAAGGGCTTATTGGCCGTGGGCGGCGGTTTGATGGCCGCAGGAGCCGTCGCCCGCGCGCCGATCAAAAAGGCGATGGACTACGACCGGCAGATTGCCGTGATGTCGAACACGGCCTACGCCGAGCGCGACGTGGCCGGCCGCCAGGCCGGGCAAGCGGAAATCAAGCAGGCGATCAGCCAGGCGGTGAAAACCTCGGGCGGCACGCGCGAATCGGCCGCAGCCGCCTTGAACGAATTGTTCAGCACAAGCGGGCTCGCGCGCGACGAGGCGCTGGCACTACTGCCCCAGGTGCAAGGCTTTGGGCTTGCGACCGGACGCGACGGCGGGGCCGAGGTGGCAGGTCTCGTGGGCGCGCTCAAAGCGCAGGGCATCGGTTCCGACCAGATGGGAGCGGCGCTGGGCAAGATGCTGCACGCGGGTCAGACGGGTGGCTTTGGCGTCGAGAACATGATGGCGCTCTTGCCCCGCGTCTTGCAAGCGCAGCGCGAAAACTTTGGCATGCAGGGCATGGGCGGGCTGGAGGCGGCGCTGGCGAATTTAAGTGGAATCACGGCAGCCACCGCCATGCCCGAGCAAGCCGCGCAGTCGTATACGTCTTTGCTTGCCGCGATCAAAAACCCGGCGGTGCAGCAAGCCTTTGCCGACAAGATGGCGATTGGCGGTAAAGCGGTCGATTTGCAAGGCACGATGGCCCGCGGAGTTGCTGCGGGCGTGGACCCCTTGGAAACCCTGGCCGCGACGCTGGACCAGTCGATGGCGGGGAATAAGTCCTACCAGGCGTTAAAAGCCAAGGCGAGGAGCGGCCAGGG